GGATGTGAAGATGGCGGTATAACAATCACTCTGAACTAATGGATTCTACAGACCTAAAAGTATTAACCTTCAACGCAGCAACAATGGCTTTGTCTTTCTCTGAATTGGAGGAGATATTAAAAATATTACTTTTAGTAGCATCCATAGGGTACACTGTACAGAAGTGGTACTTTATGAATAAAAAAAGAAAGGAGAGCTAACGCCCTCCCTTTTGTTTACAATTCGTACCTAAACAGGTACATTCTATTGGTGCAATATCGCACCACTTTATTTCACCTTGGTTCTCTTGTCCACGCTTCTTACTGCGAAGTAACCGCCTATCACTGTTACGCTTACCATTTCCCATAACCCTATCCATCTCTCGTTAATACTACTTATACCAAATCCTTCAAAGAAAGTCATTAGTACAAGAAATATCATAACGGTAGCAAGAGTTAGTGGCCTTACATTCTTGGATAGCCAAGAGTCTGTTAATCCATCTGACTCCCAACGCTTGGTTATCTCAGCTTCTATGCTTTGGCGAATAGCTTCTTTTTCTTCGGGTGTAGATACAAATCTATCTACCACATTGGCAACCGCTTCCACAGTTTCCTTCGCACCCCCTGTTAGTATTCTTTTTACTATGCTCATAATTATTAGCTACCACACGCTTCACACTCTGGATTATCAATGGAGCATTGAGCGTTATTATTTTTCTCATCATTAGTCATTTCATCTACGAAGTCAGCAAAGCTATCGCTGACATCAAAGTCATTTTTCATAAAAGGGTTATTTATTAATTAAAAAACTGTACTCTTGTTGTACATCAAAGCTTGGACAAGCCTTGTTAGCAAACTCATTGTGTCCGTGTAGCGTAGCTATAGGGTACATCTCCAATAGCGCAGACAGCAGGTTGGTTAGTGCGGTATCTTGTTCGGGAGTTCTTGTGTCTTTAGGACTCATATCCTTATCACACCCTCCTGCATAAACAACACCTATACTTCCTACATTATGATTTATGGTATGTGCGCCTACCATCTGTACGCTACGACCTTCTTCTATTGTGCCATCAAGCTTAACGATATAGTGATAGCCATTGTTTCTCCATCCTCTGTTCTTGTGCCATCGAGTGATGTCTGCTGCATCTACATCTCTACCTTCAGGAGTAGCGGTGCAATGTAATATAATTTTAGTAATTTGTCTAACTGACTTGATTAGCTTCATAGGTATTTTAATCTACATTATTCTGAAACTAACTTACGATACGACAGCTCTGCTATAAAAGCTGTATAAATGGCGTATAAGGGGTTTTCTCCAATGAAAGCATACAAGAGTAAGCTTGACCAAAAAGAGAAGCACAGAACGCAGTTAAATGGCTTAAAAGGCAATAGTCTTTCCATTACCCAACCATAGGGTTCAAATACAAATAAGAATGCAAACATCAATCCGATGCTGCTCACTAATATCCAGTCGTTATAAATTTCCATCATAATTGTTCACTTAAATAAGAATCTTTAGTATATCGGGTAAGTCGTGTAAACCTTTCTCCACTTTCTATACAAACAACATATCCTTTTATATTATGTCCGTACACATCACTGTGGTTAAGGCTGACTATCTTGTTGGTCATAGTACTATATATAATACTAATTATTAAATTTGCTGCACTCTTGCCTTCTTTGTAGTAGTGCAAGAACTTTTCACAAGTACGCATCACAGCAGAATCAATAAGAGCTTGATTAAGCTCCTTGTTTCCTTCGGTTACAAAAGCAGAACCTGCAATCTCAATACACCTTTGCAGGATAAACCTACCAATTTCTTCGGTTAGGTATCCCTGCTTTGCAGATTTTATTGCTTCTTGTTCTATGAGAACTTTATCGTATCTCGTATTCTTGTTCAACCTTATTGAGTATCGTTATTATTATTGCAAGATAATCAGAAAGCTCATTAGGCTCTACGCCAAGTTCGTGTCCCAATCGTACCAATGTGACTGGCTCAAGGTTGTGTACCAACCTGTTGATGACTTGGTATATGTCGAGAATGAAATTAGCTTCATCACTTGTAAGGTCTTCGTAGTATTCTTCAAATAACATAATTAGTAAGAGGAGCGTAGGCTGTTAGCTTTGTTTTCGTCAAGCTCTGCAATCTTTTCTATAAACTCCTGTTCTTTTTCGTAGGCTGCTTTTACTTCTTCGGGTGAAGAATCAGTGCCTAAGTTAGTAAACAAACAAGCCATCTCGTAAAGATAGATGTCTATTGTGTTTCTAATTAATTTACAGTTCTGATAATTTTTCTCCATAGCATTTAAGTTTTACTTTAAACGAATCTTTTGGAAGCTCTTTGTCCACACGGATGTCAAGCCTCTTGTAGTACTTGTTGCCATCGTCTTTAACGATACCCATAGCAACGAGAGTATCCGATAGGAATTTTGAAACAAGAATGATGTTATCCACATCGTGACGGCTATTATAGCTAATATGAAGCTCATAGGTATTGCAAGTAAACGCATCATACTTCTCAAGCTCTTCTTTACAGAATTTACTATATTCATCTTTTTGTTTTTTACGGATTGCCCAGTGCTTACCTGCGTAGTATTGGTTTAAGCTTGGTGGCTTAGGCAAGTCAATTTCTATTTCGTTATACATCTAAAGATATTTTATCATATATTAAGTCTTCAATATCTGTAAATCTTAGATAAGTAAAAACATCTTTACTGTTCCATCTGCCCAACCATTTCCCAAGACCGTCATAAGGTTTTATTCTGTTCTTTCTAATTACAGAATCTTCTGAATATGGCTCACACAATCCTATGGCTCTTCTGCGTATTGCTGTCTTTTCAAAAACATAAAAAGCATCAGGGAACTGAAAGGCTATGTAGTCTGCTTTAGATTCCTTAGCACACCACCCGTGATTACCCCACACATTCATAAACTCAAGCAATACATATCCTTCCTTGTGCATAGGCTTTGGGCCTTTTACATCAACCCTTCTTCCGTCCCAGTAGAAATCTATATGTTGCTTATCTTCCTCAACTTCTGTTTTCATAGCATTAGTGAGTTCTTTAAACAAGTCCTCACCTTGTGAGCCTAAGCTAACGCAATGTTTAACACGCTCCGCATCTAACTTCCTTGAATCTGATAAGTATTTATCTAAACTCATTACTTATCTCTTAGTGCAACCTTCAGTAATATCAAGTATCCAATAAGGTCTTGCACAGTGTCTTCTGTTTCATCTGTAATGCCACGCATCTTTATACGCATAAGTTTATCATCAATCCTACAGCATAAGTTTTCAATAGCATTACCCCTTGCAAATATGTTTGCAGGGTTTAGTGCTGAATCACCATATGCCTCGTTCTTTTCAAGAAGCAAGTCTCTAACTGCTTCTGACTCTTCAAGTATTAAATCTCTTGTATCCATAGTACTAATATACTTTACTCATCGTATAAATCAACATCAAGCTTATAAACTTTACTAACCCCATTACCTTCTATAACAAATCTTCCTGATGATGAGTTATAGAATATGTAGTTTGGTGTAGCTCCTGTGTAATCATTGACATCAAACTTGTAGTAGTTTCCATTGATTGATATGTTACCATCCTTCTCCACAACGATGTTTAGCGCATCGCTTACATTGAACCGTAAGTAAGCCCTCACCAAGTTGGCAAAGGCTGTCTTACGCTCAAGAATTAGGCTGTGGATAGGCGTACTGCTTTTCTCCTCTACTGTCGATTTCATAGTATCTGTTTTTCATTCTATCATAATATAATGTAACTTTACCTAACTTACCTACAATCTTAGGCTTGGCCTTAACAACGGTAATCTCAACTTGGTTTGCCTCATACGGCACACCATTGCTATCCTCCAATCCAAAGGGGCAACGCCATACATTGACAATCATCATACCTTTCCTTGACCACTGCATACCTCCTGCGATGTCATTCATAGTAGGCTTATCTACATAGGGTACACCGTTCTTGTACTTAGCTTGTTGGTGTTTAGTGTGTACGGTAACTATGGTATGATAGTCCTTTTCAGCACTATGCTTACGAACCTTGGTAAGTACTTGACCAATAGCAATATCATCACGAACTCCACTGGACACATCTGTCTTAATCTCAGTAAAGGGGTCAATCATACATCCATCAATGGTGATAAAGTTGTCGGACTCTATCTGCTCCACAGCAGTATAGAATCCCTCTACGCTGAGGTCTTGAAGACCGCTGTCAATAATATAGAAGTGCTTGTTGATAAACTCAATAGCCTTCTCTGTTTCCTCATCTGTTGCCGTCATATGGTCGTTGATAAGGAAGGGCTTACGAAGATATACCCATAGCAGTTCAGCAAACACCTCAGTAGGTGAGCCTGTTTCGGGAGTATACACTGCCCACTTCCAATCGCTGTACTCAGCAAGGTTCATCATAAGCTCGAATCCAAACTGTGATTTACCTTGATGCGCTCCTGCGTAGATGTAGGTTGTTGAACCTTTCTTAACAGAGTACTTGTCAAACAGGGAATCAAATCCTGTCCAAGCACCCTTCTTTACACCTTCCTTGCGAAGTGTTGATAGAGAATCTCTCACATCCTCTATCTTGTAAATAATGTTTCTCATTGCTCTTGTTTTTGTTAGTATTTATAATATAGGGAGTCACCCAGTTCTGTTACTTTGTAAACTTTTATCACACCGAAGTTACTAATGTTTGAACCTGTTAACCCATTACTCGCCATAATCTCAGCTATAAACCAAGGGTCTGTGTTCATCATTTCAAGTGTAGCTGCTCGGCTTACGAACTCTACATCTTTGTAGTGGTTTGTATATCCGTTGCCCTTCTTCTTGCGCCATCCGATTCGTGCCTCATAGAAGTAAATCATTT